AGCCGCGAAGTATGAGAAGGTCGACAGGCGAATACCGAATGATTTCCTTGGCGATATAGTCGACACGAAAGTAGGTTATATGGGCAATGAGGTTATCGTTGACGTTGACCGGTCCTATTATGGCGATGGTGATGATTTTGACGAGCCGAACTATGATGCAGACGTCGAGGCGCTCCACGACTTCAGGATTGAGAATGATACACTCGACCTGAACAGCGAAGCGCTTAGAAAGTCCGCTATATGTGGACATTCGTACCGGCTATTGTACGTTGATGAGGATGCCATAGCAAGACCGATGAACCTCCCGCCATGGGAAGTCATTTATGTATACGATCAGAGCATCAATAAGCCGCAAGTGGTATTTCGATACTACGAGATTCAGGAACGGTTAGGGCCGCAGGAACGGAAGCTCACAGTGGTTGAGATGTACGACCGGGGGAACATTACCTATTTCATCGATGACGGGCAGTTGAACTTGAGCATCGACCCAATGAAAGGTAACGGAGGAGTACAGCCGCACTTGTTCGACGGGATTCCGATAATCCCCATGCTCAACAATGAGCAGATGATGGGCGATGCCGAAAAGGCCCTGAAACTTATTGACGCCTATGATGCTGTACTCTCATCCACTGGGTCAGAGATTGAGCAGTTGAGAATGGCGTATATGTTCGTTAAAGGTTCGGGGATGGATGTCGGAGCCGAGCTTGTACGAGACCTTGAGCAGACCGGTATCTTTCCGCTCTCTGAGGACGGTGAAGTCGGGTTTGTAAACAAGCAGATCAACGATACGGTTGTAAAAGACTTGCTTGCCGAGCTCAGAAGGAACATTTATCAGTTTGCTAAGTCCATCGACATGAGTAAAGACTTCTCCGGTGACATGCGCGTCATGGGCTGGCAAGTCGCGCTACTGAATCTTGAGAACAACTCAAAGATAACAGAGCGGAAGTTCACCAGGGCATTGCGGGAACAGTACCGGATGCTGTCTGAGTATTGGCGGGCGGTAGGGTATGTAGACATTGACCCTGCATCTCTCTCATACACATTCACACGGAACTTTCCGAAAGACAACTTCGCCGAGGCCCAGACCTTGGAGATTCTTGTCAACCATATCAGCAAGCGGACTGCATTCGGCATGATGAGCTTTATAGATGACCCTGAAATGGAGTTGAGACGATTAGAGGAAGAGCGGGAGTTAAGCCCGTTTAGGATGGATGATGCCAACACGGGATTTAGCGGAGAACAGCAGGCGGATACACCGGACGATGGAGCGGCTGGAGAACGTAGCGGACCAGGAGCTAATTAGAGCCTACAACCAGGCTATCGTTGCTATCCGTGCCGAGCTTGTCCGCCTCTATGAGATATACGGAATTGAGGGTGAGTTGACACGGGCGCAGGCCACACGGTTCCTGCGTCAGAGCCAGCTCGAACAGCGTATCTATGAGACGTTCCAGCCTACCCTCCTGCGAAACCAGGAGTTTTTGAAAGAGATTTCAAGCGTGGCCTTTGAAGAGTCATTCTATCGCCATGCGTGGGCGGTAAGTCAACAGGCTGGGGTGGATCTGAATTGGGGCCTGCTCGACCCGAACATGGTCAGAAGCGCGGTAGGGATTAGCGGGAATTCCGCCCCTCTCGCGGGGCTTATGTCTGCTGAAGAGATAGCTCAACATGCACGGGTGCTCGATGATGCGTTGAATGTAAATTACGCCGGTGATGCCCGTAGGTGGATAGCTGAGGATGTTACACAAGGGGTGATTCGGGGTGAGTCTATACCGAGGATAGCCAGACGGCTCCAGGATAGAGGCTTGGCCCAGTCATATCGACAGGCGATGACCATAGCCCGTACGGAGACATTAAGGAGCACCGGGTTAGGTGAGCAGATAAGCTACCAACAGTCCCGTGACCTTGGCGTAGGAATTACCGAGGTATGGGATGCAACCTTGGACATACGAACCAGACCTGAACATGCTGTGTTAGACGGGCGGCAAAAGGATACGCCGGACGGTTGGAATGCTGCAGTCGGTCTGGTTCCTGGTCCGAGGCGTAGCGGCGTTGCATCTTTTGACATAAATTGCAGGTGTGATGTCAATCCGCAAGTTGATGGATATGCGCCGACAGTGAGACGGATACGAGACGAGGGGATACAACCGTATCAGACATTCAGTGAGTGGGCACGCAGACGCGGGCTCAACGCTAATAGATACGGACAAAGATATACATTTCTACAGGAGTAAGACATGGCTGATGAACAAAGAGCCGTTACTGAAGAGGAACGGATCGAAGAGGTTAGTGACGAAGTAACTGAGGGTAAAGATCAGACTGTATCGCGTGAACAGTTTGAGCAGGTTAAGAAAGCACAGGCTGGATCTGATAAGAAGGTACGAGAGCTAACTCAGAAACTTACAGAACTGACGGAAGCGCTTAACAGCAAAAGCGAAGAGGCTCAGAAAGTAGAGAAGACAGCAAAGCAGGAAGTTGAGGAATTGCGTCAGCAGCTAAGGGCTAAAGATATTCGTGAGATGCGATTAACCAAAGCGGCTGAAGCAGGATACCCTGAAGTATCGAGCTTGATCGACATAGATACATCGAGTGAAGAAGGCATGGCTCAGTATCTTGATCAACTGAATGAGATCATCACAAAAAGAAAGACAGAGGATTTCAAAGCACATGCCAAAGAAAATGGCCGCAGAGTTACCGGGACAGAACAACCGGACAATAACCTTGATTACGCGAAACTGAATAGACTGTCTGATGAGGAAGTTGACAACATCCCTAAAGACGTTCTTGACGCGATCATGAACTCGGCCATGAAAAAATAGGAGTAAATCATGAGTTTGGAACTTTTCAAACCGACACTGTGGAGTAGGCGCTTCATTGTCAACACGGACAAGGCGTTTGTATTTCCACAGGTTGTAGATACGAGTTACGAGGGTGAGATTCAGGCCGGTCAGGTTCTGAAGATCAATGAAATTGGCGACATCGATGTATCGAGCTATACATCTACCGGTGTCACTTGGCAGGACGTCGACGATGCACAGCGTGAGCTTGTCATTGACCAGAAGAAGTATTTTGCTTTCACGGTCTCTGACGTAGACGCGGCACAGATGAATGTGTCTGTCATGGACGGTGCTATGCGTAAGGCTGCTCATGCGGTAGGCAATACCATTGACCAGTTCATTGCTGCGAAGTACACCGAGGCAGGTATTACCAATGCCACCAATCTCGGCAGTTCCGCGACTGGTCTTAACCTGTACGCGAATATGATGCCTGACCTGATCACCTACATGCATCGCTATCTCAAAGAGAATGATGTTATGGGTATTCCGTGGTGCGTTGCGCCACCTTGGTTCATGCAGCTGCTCCGCTATGCCCAGATTACCAACGGCACCAACACCTTCGACACACCGAACAGTCCCGCGCTTAACAACGTTGTAACTGGTATGGGTTTTGAGTGGTACGAGTCTAACAACGTTTCTAATGATGGTACTGATTACCGGATCATGTTCGGTGCTCGTGATGCTATTGCGTATGCCGGTCAGGTCTCTGAGATCCGAGCGGTACAGCGTGAAGACTATTTCGATGAAGGCATGAAGGGGCTCTACATCTACGGTGCAAAGGTTGTTCGACCTGACCATCTCGGTGTTGTTTACGCTCAGTTCAGTGGTCTCACGACCTAAGGAGTAATATATGGCTGGATCAAGTGCTATTACGGCTGTTGAAGCCACGAGGAACGACGGGGATCTGTTTTCTACCGCCGCTCCACCTCTTACGTCTACCGGTGCCTATGCGTACCTTGACGTGAGTGATATGGATGCAAGCAAGGTGATTTTCGTCGCCGAGCAGACCGGGGCCCTGGTTACTAACATTGTCGTCAAGGATGGCGCGCAGTATACCGGTGGTACTATTGGGGATCTTACTGTCACGACAACTGGGGCGAAGGAGTACCTTATCGGCCCTCTTGAGACTCACCGGTTCAAGGACAGTAACGGGCGTATCAATTTGGCAAAGAGTACCGCGTCTACTTCGGTGACGAGGGTGCGGGCGATTCTGCTTCCATAGGGGATACGATGCCAAGTACGACTGTTAAAGACCTTATCGGGGAAGATGCCCTGAAGGCAAAGACCAAGGGCAAGGCGGCTAAGAAAAGGCCGCTTTGTATCCTTGGTACTGCGGGTACATTAGGTCAAGCTCCATATGCTTTCGAAGAGTACGAGATGTGGGGCTGTGGGCCAACGCAGGCGCATGATGATGCAGAGCGGATAGATGTGCTTTTTGAGATGCACCCGCGCCGGTATTGGGGAGATATGCATGTAATGGCTCGGCTCAATGAGTTTGACGGGCCGATCTTCATGCAGGATCATTACGATGAAATCCCAAACTCGACGCCGTATCCGCGTGATGAAGTAAAAAAGATGTTTATGTTGGATGAGGCGATGTCTGATAACAGGCTACCGGTATCAAACACGATAACGTGGATGCTCCTGAAAGCGATCTACGACGGATACACTGACATTAGCCTGTACGGTGTGCACATGGCCCATGAAACTGAGTACTACTCACAGCAGCCGAGCTGTATGTGGGCGCTCGGGATTATTCACGGCATGATGCTCGATGGTAAGATCAAGCGGTTGTACCTACCCAAAGAGTCGGAGCTAATGAAGGCGCGATTCGAGTATGGGTACGAGGAACCGTCAGAGCACATCGCCTATGTCCAGAACCGGCAGCGGGGATTGAACGAAGGGCTCGCGCAGGCTCGGAAACAGGCTGAGTCACTACAACAGCAGATCCTCCGGACCGAGGGTGCGGCGATGGAAGCGGACAATCTGAGGAAATACTTAGCGGGGTTGAAGTAATGCCACTCATGAGCGCGGCTGACGTAAAGACCATCCTGAATATCACCAACTCAGACTATGATAGTCGAATAGCCTATCTATTACCGTTGGTTGAGAGGGACATTATCTCGTACCTTGGTCACGCGTTTCAGGACAAGTATGTGTACCGTCGGTCCTCTGGTGACTTCACCTTTGTCAAGGGTGATTCCGATACCTACGACTACATCACTGATGACGAGCAGGAGTTTGTCGAGAACGGTTTTTCTTCCACAATGGACATTGTTGTAGAAGGTGGCGGGGCTAATGTCGGTTACTACCATCTTAGCTCGGCCTCTGCAGGAACGCTGAAGACCGACGACTATGGGCTATTTGTAGACCAGGCTCAGACTGATACAAAGGATGACAACTACATTGGCATGATCCGTATAAGCCGGGTCAAGTGGCCGCGTGAGTTAAGGCTTGCCGCGGCGAAGATGCTGTGGTTTCTCATGGATGACGCGAGGCCGAGTGACGTAAAGTCCGAGCGGTTGGATGACTACTCGGTAACCTATGCCGGGAGCAATCAGTACCCAACACGGGTGATTAAGATGCTCGACCGGTGGAGACGAGCGGCCTACATATGATCAGCGACTACTATACGCAGACAGTCAACCGCCTCGCGTTCACGTCCTCCACGGGGGATCAGTTCGATACTGATACGGGCAGTTGGGCCAATACTGATACGTTCGTAGCTGCGGTAAATCTTCTGTCGGGCCAAGGCCGGTACATTGCTGGACAACCTGACGTATTAGCTGATTACAAGATATTCTGCGACAAAACCACCATAGCGTTCGACGATAAGCTCGAGTGGAACGGTGAGCAGTTCCGGGTTGTGCAGGAGCCGAAGAATACCCTACAGCGGAATCACCATGCACTTATCTATGTGAGGCGAGACGGTGTTTCAAGTTAACGTTACGCGACGGAAAAGAATGAACGCAGAGAACCTTGAACGGGAGAAGCGCGTATTCCTTGAGGAAGCTGGTCGCATTGTGCAGGGACAATCTAAGCGGCTCGTACCTGTTGATTCAGGGAGGCTCCGGAATAGCATAAGCATGGACGTCAAAAGAGACGTCGCTATAGTAGGAACTAACGTTGAGTACGCTCCTTATGTAGAGTATGGCACGAGAAGGCAAAGCGCACAGCCATATCTAAGGCCTGCGCTTGATATGAACCGTAAGCCACTCACTGATCTATGGCGGTCCCATATAAGGAGAGCACTCGGTGGCCAATAGCGCAGAAGAGGCCTATTTCGATTGGTTAAAGTCACAGACTGCTATCACCACTCTTGCCGATGTGTATTGGCAGGAAGCGCCGAGCGGGACCGGTACGCCTATCATTGTGATGTGGGTTGTGGATGACCCCAATTTAAAACAGCACCTCGGGGTGAGTGAGCAGGGCGCGGCAAGAATACAGCATCATATATGGTGCAAGAACATCGGACTATCAGCGAGGATACGGGCATTGCTTCGTAGGACGGTGGACGCGATAAAGGCTACACAAGATGGGTATACGATGTACTGTGAGTCGGTGAGCGAGCATCCGATACCACGGCAGGACAACACAGAGCCGTATCATATGGTGGTTGATGCCGTGATAAGGTGGCGAAATGGTTAGCGAACAAGATGCCGTTGTAAAAGAATGGTCAGAGAGATGCGATAATGAGCCACAGTTATGGGAAATTGTTGATGATATTATCAAGTTGATTGGTGATGGTAAGTATTATTGGGCAGGAATCACACTATGTGACCTGCGAGAGAGGTTAAAGAATGCCAAGTAATGTAGTACATGGACGACAGAGCATAGCGTATCTGTCAACGTCGAGCGGCTCTACGTCGTTCGGAAATGAAATTGGATATGTCGAGGATATTACCATCGACGTGTCCCGCGAAGTGAACGAGATCCCGAAGATCAATGCAAACTCGATGGAGTACATTGAAGGGCTTATCTCCGGTAGTGTATCGGCGAATGGTCATTTTAGGGTTGGTGATACGATCCTGCATAAGCTGATCAATCGGTTTGCAAAGCTATCGCTTAATGACACGTCTGATACTTCGCAGGATGCCATAAAGGACGGCGACCTATTCATCCATGACATAGTCAAGCCTATCGACACAGCCGCTTCGAGCGATGACATTGACGGCGCTAAGTACGTCATACCTGTATTGTCAAACGGCTTTTCTGTCAATATGAATGCTGGTTCTCCGGTAGGCTGGACGTACAATGGAACGCAGAACGGTGATCTACTGTATGTAGAGTCGACTTCAACAGCACGAGGAATACCAAAGGCATGATCGTAGAAGTAGTCAAAGAGAAAGTATACGTACCTGAGTGGAACGGGAACCGGGATCTACCGGAAGCTGATCAGATCAAGGTGTATCACCGGTTCCTATCTCCATCTGAACGGGGCAAGTTCTTCTACCGTAAGCCACTTAGAATCAAGGTAAGCGGGGAAACCGAGTCGAGCCTTGAGTACGTATCTGACGAAGCTGGTTTCGTGAAGTCGGTAGTGACCAAGATTGAGAACTACGCTATTAGCGAAGATGGCGACATCAAAGAGATCAAGACCGCCGATCAGCTCTACTCAACCGGTGGGGTGCATCAAATGCTTGTCTCTGAGATTGAGCAGGCCCTACTTAACGACTCGCCACAGGTAGATACAGGCCCTTTAGCATAGCGTTCGCGCTTGATCTTGATGATAGCGGGTGGCGAACGTTTAAGCCGTGGAGTTGGGACCGCGAACGTGATATGACCGTCCATGTCTTTGGCGTGGAAGTATTGCGCCGGGATATACCAGGGTATTTCACCGATGACTACTACTCCGCTCTCAAGGTGTACAACAGGTATCGTAGGTTCGGCCTCCCATTCCTCGGGGGATGGGCCGAGCAGCCGGAGTGGTTGATAGAGTTGTTAGAGACGTTCATAGCGGTAGAAGAGAGAGCGGCGAGTTTCCAAAGGCAGAAAGTGGAGAAGAGCAGTAAATGGCCATTGCGGAAGAGTTAGTTGTACAGATACGAGCGGAAGTTGACCGGGCCGTTCGTGAAATCAAAAAGGTAGACAAACAACTCGATAAGACCGCGAAGAGCAGTAAGACTATGGGGAAGTCTTTCTCGACATCTTTCAAGACTCTTGCCGGTGGACTTGCGATTGGCGCTGCGATAGCAGGCTTGCAGGCGTTACGACGTGCGGTGAGTGAGTCTGTAGACGCATTCCAAAGACAGGAACAGGCAGTAGCGAGGCTTGACGGTGTACTGAGAGCAACCGGAGAAGCTGCCGGGTTTAACTCTGACGAACTTCAGCGCATGGCTTCACGTCTCCAAGGTGTGACTACTTTTGGTGATGAGGCAATAATTGAGATGCAGTCATTGCTCTTGACGTTCAAGAGCATCCAGGGAGAAGGGTTTGAGAGGACTACAGAGTTAGCGCTTGATATGTCAGCAGCTTTCGGGCAGGATATGAAGTCATCAGCATTGCAGCTCGGCAAGGCTCTTGAAGACCCAGCTACAGGTCTGACGGCACTAAGAAGGGTCGGCGTTTCATTTACTGAAGAGCAGAAGAACCTCATAAAGTCGTTACAAGACGCTGGTGACGTTGCTGGTGCTCAAGGTGTTATTCTCGATGTTCTTGAGGGGCAGGTTGGCGGCGTATCGCAGGCAATGGCCGATACCGCATCCGGTGTTGCTGTCAGGTACAAGAATGCGCTTGGAGACATTAAAGAACAGTTTGGCCAGATGATAACAGAAGGACTCCGCCCAGCGCGTGAGGAACTGTTAGAGGTAATTGAAAAGTTTAGAGAGTTTGATGACTATTTGGCGGCAAGACAGGACTTGTCAGACGCAGCGGAAGAGGCATTCTTTGCCCGCGATATAGCTGCCATGGAAGAGTCAATTGATGACTTCGAGGCGAGGATAGGAGAGACAACTCAGAACCTCGCGAGGCTCAGACAAGAAGCTAATGATGTAGGCCCGGTGCGTAGGATTGGGATAAATAACAATATCATACGTCTTGAGGAAGAGCTGAGAAGTCTTGAGGTAGAACGGAACAACTTACAGTCTACAATGAACAACCTTACTCAACTCCAGATAGAAGCTGGGCAGAGGATAGCCGAGCAGCGTAGACAGGCTTTGGCTGAAGCTGAGAGAGAACGCGAAGAGGCGGAGCGGATAGCCCGTGAGGAAAGGCAGCGTGCTGAGGAGCTTGAGAGTCAAACAAGACTTGCTACTGATATGCGCGAGCGACTCAGAGAGATAGCCGGAGAAATAGAGCGGCAGATAACAGGCGAGACTGAGATAGAACGTCTTGAGCGAGAACGGGCAGAGCTTATAGCGGAAGCTAATAAGAACTATGTCAAGTCAGGTGATGAGATAGACCGGATAAATGAGCTTTACGACACTCTTATAGCAAAGACAATAGAAGAGCAAAAGCAGCAGAAAATATTGAGCGATGCGCTTGAGTATTCTGGGATTTCTGCTGAAGATGCCGCAGAGATGATGGAGCAAATGCCTGTGCCTATCATGCGCGCAAAAGAGGAAGTAGAAGACCTGAGAAATGCGTTTGAGCGCCTTGTTGATACAGTGAATGCAGGGGCAAGCGGTGAATGGGCTGCCGCGTATGATGAGATTTCAAAGAATGCCCAGAGTGTCATTGATGTTCACGAAGGGTTGAATGAGTATCTTGGCGGAACGTTCTCATCTACATTGTCTGCGATAAGCGACCTACAGCAAAACAGATTTAATGCCGAGATAGCACAGCTCACGCAGATCCGCGACAGGTATGAGAAGAACAGCCAGGCATACCGTGAAGCTCAGGAAGACATCAACGAGGCCAAGAAAGAGCAGTTCCGCAAGGAGAAGGCGGCTGCTATCTCTATGGCCCTTGTCAATGGCGCTCTTGCTGTAACGAAGGCACTTGCCGAGCTTGGTCCTATTGCTGGCGGTATCGCTGCCGGTGTTATCGCTGCGGCAACAGCCGTACAGGTAGGAACAATAGCATCTCAACAGGTCCCTCTTGCTCAGGGCGGTATTGTAACAGGACCAACGAACGCACTCATCGGAGAAGCCGGCCCTGAAGCTGTTATCCCACTCGATAGGATGGGCGGCATGGGCGGGACAACTGTTGTCAACGCTCCACAGATAACGGTACAGGGAAGTATGATCCACGAACGGGAATTGATTAGATACATCACAGGCGGTCAGCGTCGAATGTCGAGGGGCTACTAATGAGCATCGAGCACATATCCTCGGCATGGAAGAGTGAGCTTGACATCGGGAATGCTCAAGAGCGGTTCTACATCGATCCACGTGGTCTTCGCTACCCTCCACTGTCAGGGCATAACCTCAAGTACAATACCGCGAGAAGCGACTACAACTTCACAGGGACCAAGAGCGCATTTATCGGCACGGCCAACTATCCGTCCTCCGGGTTAGTCGCTCACTACACCATGGACAACGTCACTGGTACGACGCTCACCGATGACTTTGGAGCCAACGACGGGACTATTTCGGGGGCGGTACAGGTCGCGGGGGTTCCCGGGCTTGGTCGGGCGCTGCGGTTTGATGGAGTGGATGATAATGTAGACACTACGCTTGCATTATCAGCAGCTCGTTATACGTTTAGCTGCTGGTTCAGGAAAGCATCCGCTACAGCATCTAACCAGTCAATGCTGTTTTCGGGCGGGTTTGGCAGTGACATTGATGGTCTTATGATAGGAACGGAGGTATTCGCAACAGCGACACCACAGATCAATATAACTACAGCACCAATAACACTGAATTCCGTGTATCTCAATGGAGCATTGTCAAGCAATGGCGCTTCTCTTGAGCTTGATACGTGGTATCACATCGTGGTCGATGCTACGATTTCAACCATTGACGGAGGATCTCATTATATAGGTTCGAATAACAATAATTCCAACAATTTCCACGGCGACATCGACGACGTCCGCATCTACGACCGAGCCCTGACCGAGACCGAGATAGAATACCTCTACAACGTCCGTGCCAACGTCTTGTCCGATATTGAGCCGGACTATCTGATAGACATGCCAGAGACGTTTACGCTTCGGCTGGTTGTACGGCCATGGTTTGATTATGGCACATCATCAAATAAGCGATTGCTCGGGTGGCGGTTAGACGCTACACATAGATTCACTACGTACTACGACCAAATTAATAATTCTATCCAAGTCAGATGGAATGACGGCGGGACGGAAAGATACCTCGCGTCTTCCCAATTCGATGACGGCACAACCTACACAGACCTCAACCAGTGGTTGACCATTGACGTAGCCATAGACCTGTCAACCGGCACGACAGCAGGTAGCCAACTGTGGATCAACAAGGTCAGCCAGGATACGACATGGTCTGGTAATATTACCGCGAAGGTGAGTAACTTTCCATGTATGTCAGTAGGCCACACGGCAGGTTCGGTCAACGCTCAAACCGAATACGCCTATGCTATGTTAATTGCCAACTACGTCGCCACCGATGCAGACATTCAGAACGACTTCAATGACGTGAAGAATGAGCGGATAGTGTGGGACTTTAACGGAGAGGGTGCAGGTCGTACCCTATGCGATGTCACAGACTATGTCTACAGCTACTCTAAGTCAGCACAGGTAGAGGAGCCGATGTCAGGGAGCGCGGGGGCGAACACGTTATCATTCTCGCTTGAGTCGAAGGACGGCGAGTTCAACGACGATGTGTACTTTGCCTTTGACCCGACTAACGGGAGATACAATGGCCTTTCCACTCAGAAGTACTTACAGACCCGTACGAGAGTTGTAGCAGAGACATGGTACAGCGGAGACTGGGAGCCGTTCTTTGTTGGCAAGGTTGACGCGGGACTGTACAAGCGTAGCTCGCATGCCGGAGGGGTTACCACTGTATCAGTCAGTGCTGAGGATGCCGTAGCAGACATAGCGACATCAATCCAAAGAGAAGGGGCAACGTGGGAGAACTATCAACTCGCTGACACCGATGAAGATACAAGTCTTATCCACACCGTAGCTCGGTTAGGCACGCAGAAGAACGTGAGAAACTACCTCAGTGATTCAGGGTTTGAGAACGCCACCATCACAACGGCATGGACCGCAGGCGGCTCCGCCGTTATTGCTCGTGATACCGTTGAAGAGTTTATAGGCACGGCATGTGCTGAAATTGATTGTACCGCTGGAGCGGGAGATATTTCACAGACTGTCCTATTTACCGGGAATAAGGCCCTAAACAAGGGCGAAACCTACACTCAGAGCGTATATGTCAAGTGCGCTACCGCCGCGACGGTAACACTTGATTTGGAAGAGCACGACTCAAGCGGGCAGAATGACGAGACTACACAAGCTCTTGCTATCGATGCCACGCAGGATTACTACGAACGCGTTGATGTGACCCACACTATCACGGATGGAGATTCGGATAGAATCGTGTTCCGGGTTAATGTATCGAGCGGCGCGGTTGTCTACGCAGATGCAGGAATGCTCACACAGTCCAAACGTGCCTATGATTGGTATGTGGATAACACTGCCACGAGTAAAGACGCAGACGACTACGCCGAGTCTGGATGGGACTCTGTGGGATTCCATGTCGAGCCGACAATTACATACACCGACCAAAATGGTGTGATATACACTGATACCTTTACCCATCCGTGGGCCGTGATCAATCCAAATGAGTCTCCATGGTCGGTCCTGAAGCGGATCGCAGATGCTACTGTAGCACTGTACATAGGCATGGACGCTTCCGGCTGCTTCAAGTTCCGCTGTGTTCTTGGTGGATGGGCTGACCCTGAAACGCTTGAGACGATAAGCGAAGGGCTTGTCGGTGGCGTGGGAACTCATCTCGACTCAGTATCTGCAAACAGGATCATTGTCCGTGGAGTCTACATTGTCAAAGACGAGTTTGAGAAGTATCTATGGGGTGGGACTGCTACCGACCTATTCAACGTGTCTGGTGAGTCTGTACGGTTTGACGTTGCTAACGGTGACCAATTCCCGGACCCTGACACATTCGGTAGATTCTTTGCCGACCTTCGGAACGTAGAGGGGCAGAACTTGACACAGCCCGCAGGTAGGCCCAGCGACTATGTTGTTGACTATGCCGGTGCCGATGCAATCAACTCGGCCATAAATGGGCCGAGGGGCGGGTGGTAGTATGTCAAGCTTTGATTTCACATCACTTATAGGCGCCTCCGGCGGTATCGGCGGTAGCAACCAAGGGTCCGCAGGGTATAGGCCGAGGCAAGACACAAGGACCGAGCCAGTAACAGACGCTAATCTCATAGGACAGAAGGGCGGCGGCCCTGTGGAGAATCTTCCTGGGTCATCGGTATCAAAGGTATCCAACAGCAGAAGTCGGAAAGAGATAATCGGCGTCAAAAGCGCACGGCTAATTGTGCAGCCGACATCTACGTTTACTACGACTACATTCGATACTACGTCACGTCCAGGGTATGCAGAGATCCTGTTGACTAACAGTTCAGGGTCTACTCAAGACATTGTAGGGATAGCAATAGCAGGTCAGACCGTTACTCGGTTCTCAGGTGACGACGGGTTTACTCATGATGATTTTGTAGACTACGAGGACATCTATAACACCGGTGTGCGGACGTTCGAAGTCTCCAACGATATGATCATGAGGAAGCAACAGGTCGAGGCTATCGCTGACTATTGGGCCAAGTGGCACGGCATACTTGTGAGTGAGCGAAAGCATATCTACGGTGTGTCTCTGTACGGGACTCGGTTCGACATCACACCGGGGGATAGGTATGCACTATCTATCGTTGTCGATAACAAAGGCATCTACGAGGATATTGACTCGACTGTAGAATGCTACTCCGTTGACATCGAGCGGCGACCAGGAGGACCTGGGCTTACTCATTGTGTGTTCCGTGAGGTCGAAGAGAATTGGGTAAAGACGAGCTTCTATAAGGCTGCATTCAAGATTCTCGGCAACTCAGGGAGAAAAATATCGCGGGGTAATACTGTATTTGTAGGAGCCGCAGACTTCACCGAGGAAACGAGCTATGTATGTGATGGAACGGATGATGACGTCCAGATCCAGGCAGCTATTGATGCTATGGCCTCGAAAGGCGGCGGGATTGTGTTCTTATCTCAGGGTGATTTCAACACAACCTCTGTGATAACCCTCAAGGAAAATGTGTCGTTAATAGGTGCCGGGCGTGATTCGACGACTATAGTTATGTCAGGATTAGATAATGTAGTAGAACAGCTCGCATCTTCCGGTTCCGAAGTTAGCGGAATAGAAATAAAAGATTTGACTGTAAAAAGGTCAGACAGTAGCAACTCATATAATTTGGTCGAGATGCATTATTGTGATGATGTAGTCATATCTAACGTGAAGTTAGTCGGTTCTGCAGATTCCATGCTTGAAATGCAGAATTGCGATAGATCTCAGGTAAGTAAAATATTGCTGGCTGATACTGATTGTGTTGCCGGTGTACTTATAACTAACGGAAATCAACAGCAACTATCAGATATAGTACTAGACGGTAGCAGCAATACGCAGCCAATGATATACGGTGTATCTGTACAATTCACTGGAAAAGCGCAGTTAAACAATGTGACTGTTAGAGACGTAATCACCGACTATTCCGGCGTGTTGTCTGCGATGGTATCTTCTGTAAGTAACCAGTGCCAGATAAGCAACACTGTGGTAACAAATTGTGACGCTACAGACGGATCATGTACTATATATGGGGTATACTTATCAGGAAGCGGGGCTAATCTCACAGGAGCCATGATAGATGATGTTGACAACACAGCAACAGCGTCGAATTCTATAGGCATAAAGGCATTTTCATCTGATCAAAAACTATCATCGATAGATGTGCGGAACTGTTCTGGTACAGGCGTTGAGGTTGCCGGTGTTAGCCGTGTCCAGATCTCAGGCGGGAGAAGCACAAACAACGGGACAAACTATACTGATTCTGGAACGAATACCGGAACGGCTGCATTTGATACGACATAGGAGTGCATATGGAGCATTGGGATATATACTGGGATAAGAAAGTCCTGACCAACGGTGACAAGGTCATTCTCTACGAGCCGACCTCGACCGGCGGGACGCTAAAGAAGACGCTCGACTTAGAGGATGGTGGGTACTTAACAATACAGGTAAATAGGTCCGACACATCGGCGCTTGACTTGAGTGACATTGTCAACCTACTTGAGAATGCAGGATTTGTAGGACGGTATGCGCCTATAAGCATAGCGCGAAAGCCTGAGATACCGGTATCTGACCTGAGCAAGGTATACACGCAGGAACTTATAACGACGAGCACGGAGTAAAAAATGGACATATGGTCGGTAGTAGTATTGATAGCTGGGATAATCCTTTCGTTTTCTGGTGTGATTTTTGCAATGCTTGGAGCAAACCAGAAAAAGACGCTTGAGCGGGTGCAATCTCAGGTGGACGCTAACACACAGCGGATAGGTATTCTTGAGACGCATTACGCGACGATGAAGGCAGAACTGCACTCGATGAGCGAGGACACTAAGGACATTAAGAGAATGATCGAAAAGCATTTGGATAGGTCATGATCCTGCAACGTGACCCGTGGATAGCGGTAAACTATCCTATCGTCCGAGACAATGGATGTTACCTATTCTCGCTCGTGTGGTTCGGGGTTGTGTACAACCACGTCTCTCTCGATGCCCGGAGCATATGCGAGGACATCTATACCACTGCCGTGAAACGTAAGTACATGCGCGAGGATGTCTACATTTTACGGCCTGACCTGATACTCGGGATGCTCGGCGTTGACGTTGAGTACCGTGGCCACATGCCTGCGGATTATGTGTGCAAGAGCGGAGAGTTCGAGATTTTAAAATACCATCATAGGGCTAATAACTGGGATCATTTCGTAGCCGGGAACGGGAGCGGAATTGTCACATATGACCCATGGGGCGCTGTTGAGCCATATGACCACAGCATCACCGTTAGCGAAGGTGTATTGGAAAGCAAAAGGATATTCAAGAGGTAGATATATGGAAGCAAGAAAACGGAAAGGTATCGGGTTCATGATTTCGGGAGTTGTATTCCTTGGAGTTGGCGGGGCACTGTTTGGGACTGACGTAACTCCTGACTGGTTACCGGTTGTAGTCCAGGGTATTGGGCTCATTGCTAACCTACTCGGGTTCTCTACGGTCTTCCCGGACACTGACTAATGGGACTATTCGGCAATCTATTCTCAAGTCAAGACACGGTCCGTGGGGCTATTGAAGGTGCCGGGACATTGGCCGGGGATATTCGAGACGCGATAACTGGCGAAGAGAACAAGCTAAAGGCTCGGCAACTCGAACAGCAACTACAGCTTGCACAGATAGAGCTCAACAAGTCTGAGGCCGAGAGCGGCAGTCTATTTGTTGCTGGCTGGAGACCGTTCCTCGGATGGACTGGAGGGCTTGCGGTATTCTATCAATTCCTGTTCCGGCCTATCGCGTCGGGGTTTGGTCTGGATATGCCGCACATAGATGCCGCAGCATTGTGGCCGCTCATGTTTGGCTTGCTCGGGTTCGGGGCGTATAGGACAGTCGAGAAATCACAAGGGACACAGGGGAGACACTAATGGCAACATATTCAGAAGTAAAACAAGGGCTCGACGAGATAGCAGCTCAGATTAGGGCTGTACAGACACGGTATAACACGGCAAAGTCAAACATTGAGGCTGGGAGTGCTGCCCTTGGAGCGATCCCTACAAAGTACGCTGACGTAGTAACCACAATCAACGGTTACACTCCTACAGGGGCATTCGAGACATTAGCGCAGGATGAAAAGGCGAAGTTGCAAACAGAGTTTCAGTCTCTCAAAGCGACACTTGATGCACTCATTGCGACTGCGGAGTTCACAGCGTGAAACGCCTACTAATCATCGCCCTACTTCTCGTCGCGGCTCTAGCGGCAGGCCAACAGGTCTACTATGAGTCTACCCCTACGCTCGAATGGAGCGCGGTAACTACAGATTCAGATGGTAATGCATTTCTCCCTGGTGACGCTGTAGAGTACGAGGTATACGCGTGGGACATGGCGCAAGGTGACATTACCCTACAGCCTGTCACGTCCTTATCGCTCATAGGCTCGACTGCAACGACATCGTTACAGCTCTCATTCCCGTATCGGAGTGAGTGGGCGGTAGCGGTCCGATCGGTACACACCGACGGAGGCGGAAATGTGACAGTCAGTGAACCGGCATACTCAGTAACGGAGGTGGACACTCTCTCCGGCCCTTTCTGGTACAGCCCGGTCTTGACTTGGGTCCCGATGCGCCCGACGGGCTTGCGGGATTCGGGGATGTAGATGATATGGCAGAGGTAGTACGTTATGTAGATCCAGACGCAACAGGCGCAGCAGACGGGACCTCCTGGACTGATGCGTATACCTCTTTAGATGCATGGGAGGCGGCAGAGCAGACTGACCTTGTAACTGCTGGTGACTGGCACCATGTCTACGTACGAGCATCAGCTGGTACTATAGATAGTTCTGAACTGGACCTGAATGGGTGGACCACCGGATCCAGCAACTATATTCTCATCGAGGCGGCGAGTGGAGACGAGGCTTTAAAGACAGGGTGGGACGATACACGCTATAGACTTGAGATTGGAGGTTTCGAAGAGGTTGATATTAGTTCAGGAACTGATCATGTCAGGTTCCAGGGAATCCAGTTCCAGCTAAATACTGGATCGAGCAATCGGTACTTATTCAACATGACTGCCGGAGATGGTGCGGACATACGCTTCGATTCGTGCCGGTTCCGATCTATCGGGGCTGGAACTGGCGGAGAGGCGATTCGGTGCGCGTTTTCCTCCGGGGCAACCAGAGAAATCATTATCCAGAACAGCATTTTTACTGGATTTACTGGGCCAGCGTTAAATCTGTCGAGCACATGGAATGTTTCAATCTATCAGACTGTTATTTACGACTGCGGCACAGGTATAGGTCAGACCAGTTCTGGATCAAACGTCGCTACGAACTGCGCGGTATTTAATTGCACTGATGATTTTAACGCAACGATAACAATAGACCATTGCGCCTCCGACGATGGCGACGGCACAAATGCGGTAGCGCCGAGCGGAAGCGATTGGGCCAATGAGTTCCCCGATTATGCAACCGGCGATTTCACGCTCGGCAATACCGGAAACCTGTTCCAGGGCGGTACGACCATAACAGGTGGGCCGTCAACTGACATTGATGGCGATTCGTGGGGTGCGACTCCGAGTATCGGCGCTGATGAGTATATAGCGGCTGGTGGCGGTGACGTAACAGTCAGTCTTGGAGCATTAGACCATACCCATGCACTTGATACAGTATCGATAACGCAGACCCAGAACATAACCGTAGCTGATTCATTTCACGCTCATGCTTTAGACACGGTAGCGATACAGCAAGTCCAGAATATCGAGATAGCTTCGATGTTCCACGCTGGGGAGTTGGATACCGTCACACTGACACAGGCCCAGAACATAGCCATTGACGGGCTGTTTCACGGCCATATCAACGGAGTGTACTCGTACATCGAGAGCCCTCCATTCAGTGGCAATTTTATCGAGACTGACGAAGGGCTCTACCTAACACAACGTCAGGGTATTAGTGTAGACGGGCTATCACATGCTCATGAGCTTGATACACTCGCAGTTTCGCTGAGTGATGAGATAAGCGCGATAGCAGATGACCTGTACCACGCACAGGTATTGGATAGCGTTTCCCTGACGCAACGGCACAATATCACCGTATCTGATATGTACCACGCGCATGTTGTAGATGGGGCGTCACTGTCGCCAAGGGTAACGGTATCGGTAGACGACCTTACACATGCTCATACATTAGATGGCGTAGGGTACACACAGGCTCATGTTATCGTTATAGATGACCTTACCCATGAGCAATCGCAAGGGACGGTAGAGCTCACACAGAGCCATCTGTTGGCTATTCAGGACTTGGTGCACGCGCACGGACTTGACTCGGTCAATTTCACGATAGCAGATGGGATAGTGACAATGACGTTTACCGGGAAGGCTGGGTCAGCAACATTCACAAAAAAAACAGGCAGGATAGTATGGACGCAGTAAAGGAAGAGAAGAAAGAGAACGTGACTATCACAGTCGCGAACCTTGTCCATTATGTAGGCAAGGATAGGAGCAAGAACAATGAAACTCGTAAACGATGACGCATTAGACGCGCTGTTACAGGCAATCGCAGCGGCAACGTCAATGACCCTGTGCACGGATAGTAGCACTGACTTCGCGCTTGTGTCAGACACAACCGATACCAGGGTGCTCGCAAAGGTAGCAAGTCTCACGACCGGCAGCTTTACCATTCAGAATGGTGACGTGTCAGGTAGGAAGATAACTCCGGACAGCCAAGATAGCGTTGATGTTATCAGGACCGGCGTACCGGATAACCTGTACCTCAATGACACAGGGAATAGCAAGGTACTGCTTATCACTACGGTAACCTCGACTCAGCAACTCACGACCGGAAACAAGGTCAACATTCCTGGGTTTGATGACGAGGTACGGGACCCGGCATAATGGCTACCAAATTAGATGACATAACCGAAGGCGAGGGGCAGTCATTCACCGTAGCCTTCAAGGACGAAACCAACGCGGCTGTGGTCCCGAACAATGTAACCTATACATTACGGAATGAACGCGATTCGATTGTGAACAGCAGGAGCTCGGTAGTCGTGTCTCCTGCGACATCGATCAACTTCAACACCGACACGAGCGACAACGATCCTGCGGATGGACTTCAGCGGTACATTACCATAAATTGGGACTACGACTCGACGCAAGGGACCGGTATCAAACAGGTCGACGAGGCCTATTGGTTCATTCAGCGTCGGGAAACTTATCGATAGGAGTACGGATGTACTACTCAGAATTGAAGCGCGGCGGTGATTATCCTGTCAATAGGATTGTCACCGACCGCGAGTCTCAGCCGGTTGTTGGTATTTCAGATGTCCATGTGGGGCATCCGAATCACAATGCAAAGCTTTTTGATTATGTCATTGATTGGATCAAACAAAATGACGCGTTGTGGTTTGGACTTGGGGATCTCATGGAGAACGGCACTCGATATTCCGTCGGTGATTCTGTATTCACGCAGACCGATTCCCCACAGTCACAAATTAACATCATATCTGAGAAACTTAGTACAATAAGCGACAATTGTATTGGGATGACCACGGGAAACCACGACGAGCGGACCTATCGAGACACCGGGATAGATCCTATGCAGATAATCTCTGAGAAGATCGGCGTGCCATATTTCCATTATGAGCTATTCGCTATCATCTCCCGTCGGTTGGGTTCAGGAACACGGGGAACTGCATACTCTATCTATGCAAATCACTCATCCATTACCGGAAAGAACACTGGACTCAAGCGGAATACCGTCGAGCGTGATGTTATGAATTGGGCCTGGTTTGACATCATAGCAACGGGCCACTCACACGGTATCGACCTTGGCGCTCCTGACCTTGCCCTGACAATGGACATGCACAATGTATCCGTGGTCGAAAAGAGACAATGGAATTGGCAGCTCGGGAACTACACAGGGCGTCCTGACAGCTATGCCACAAAAAGGCCCATGAGGCCGAAGCCTATGGGCACTGTAGTAGCTTGGTTCGATATGACCGGGCCGAAGCGGATCAGCCCGGAGTATTTGTTTGACTGAACTATTGTATTACCCTATATTCAACTATGTCGCTCTCAGGAATATCTGAGAGCCAACTCCAGCAAAACTGAGTCTCGAAACCTGATAATGTTTTTCCGTCTCTAAATTTGACTTCAACATTCGTAAGAAAAAGGTCTTCGGGGCATTCGCCATTGGTCTTAATCCAATCTTTCTTTGTGTCAATCATCATAATCTCCTTAACTCTTGATACTTAGAGTATATCACACTTAGAAAATGTGTCAATAACTTTTTCAAAAAAAACTTAGAAAAAATGGCCGTACCGTAATAGTACAGCCATGGCTTATTGTACCATTTAGGTACTCATGGTATCGAGTATATCGATAGCCAGATCCAGCGACTCGCGGAAGTTCCCGCTGTACACATCCATAGGTAGCATTGCTATCTGATGGTCTGGGTAGCCCATGTGCCTAAGCGCTCGGTTGATGACGATGTCCCCACGGAGCCTCTGGGCCTGCCGGTAGGTGAGCCCCCCGGACCATCCGCTCCCAACGGTGGAGACTCCATACGCTCCATCGGAGCGGATCAGGATCGACTCTTTCTTTGCCTTGTTAACTGCTTCTGACTTCTTCATGCCCTACCTACCTATGAACTCTTCTATGTCTTTGAGTGACTCAAGGACATGGCTTATACTTCCGACGTGCGACCAATCAACGTCATCAGGGCCGATGCCCATGTGGTCATCAAGGCTCATCTTGATCATGTTAAGGTATCGCCTTGCTTCCTCGATCTTTTCAATGTACGCGACGACTGCTTTCTCGTTAGTCATTCCAATCTCCTTATCTGCTATAATATCACACCTACAGACAGTGTCAACAACTTTTCAAAAAAACTTTTCCAAATCTCTTTACACTCCACGATCATATCATTACCCTATCTTACATGGACAAGACGATGCTTGCTGTACAGGTTCCTGCTGCATTCGAGAAGGCGGTGACGGAATTAGCCAACAAAACCGGTGTAAAGCGCTCTGAGGTATTGCGTGCTATCCTGTGGATAGGCTATACTCAGATCGTATCGCCGGACCGGAACAGGGATATGTCCCTGGATCACATTAGGGAGCTGGTAGAGCTCCGAGGAGTAATGTACGATGTCTAAGTGTATGGTTAGATGGGACTGGTTCACCGGCCGCCGACACCTGACCTCCGAGGAGCTGGCGGAGGAGTTGGAATGAAGTTTGACTTTGATGAACGAATACGAATGGAAGAGCTTGCAACTGAGGACCCGGAAACACTCGCGGAGATGGTGGTAACGCTCGAAATTAAACTCCGCCGCTGCCGTGCGGAGACGTTGCGGGAGGCTGAGAGAAGAGTTGACGAGATCGATGATTACCCAGAGGGTTACATCGGTCACGCCGATGCAATGGACGCGGTGTACGTACAGGTACGGGACCTGCTTGTACGCATGGCCGACGAGGCGGAGAAGAACGATGAACGATCAGATTCTTAGTGTGCTCAAGCAGTTAACAACCGCATACCGGAGATACCATCTCAACCAAAAGCAGTGGATCGGCAATCCATTCGAATGCCCTGGTTGCAGATTGATCGAACGGGCGGAAGATTTGATAGCTGAGTTGGAGGAGCTTGAGGAATGGGTACGCATGGCCGACGAGGCCGAACAGGAGGGGAAGGATGAAAAAGATCAGTGAAATCACAGCGCCGATCACGCCGCAGAAAGTGGCTAATGCTATGGGCGCGTGGGTTGCCATTGATAAATGTGGTATGTGGTACGCCTATGAACGGCGACCGCATTTTTCGGGCAAGGCGTGGGTGTCTGATATTTTTGTGTACTCCCTCGAAGCGATAGACATCCAGTGGGAAGGCGATTGGCGGGATTCCCTCCACGCGCCTGAGCCGGAGATACTGCCGGGGCCGGATGGGGAGTATCCGCGGATACAGCAATATGCAGGCGGATGGCGCGCCGGAGTCGGTTTCTTTTACGTGGGCGATCTCGAAACCAAGGCTCAGGTGATTCGCGCATGGAACGCGGTGGTGAGGAGTTTAACTGATGATGCCTGAGAGGATATGGACGAGTAAACGCGTAATTGACATACAGATGCTCGATACAAAGCTGGACGATGACACGGAGTACATCCGCGCCGACGTGGTAAAGCGCATGATCGCCGATGAGCGAGAAGCGTGTGCTCGGATTGCCCAACGCATGGCAGACTCGGCTCTGTTGGAGATGGATGGACTTTACACAGACGATCCGGTGTATCACTACAAAAAGGGTATGACCGATGCGGCAGAAGAAATCGCAACACAGATCGACGCTCGACGGGAGGGATGATGAAATACACGATTACATGGTCCTACGAAGACGAGTGCTGGATATGTGAGCACGACGAGGGCCATGGTTTGAAGGGTCACGGTCATACTGCTATGGAAGCGCTTTGCAACTCGATGGAACATACTATCGCCGTACTGACGATGCGATTGGATGACGCTCGACGGGAGGACGATCCTACCGCCGGTCGTTGACCGGATACGGGCCGAGACGGTTGACTCGGAGCAGGGACGGGCCGAGCCCGCTACACGGTGGATGGTGTGGTAGCAATGCGGGCACCCTGCCGATCTGAACGTCAACGCACGACGTTGATTATCAGTAGGGTCGGTGGGGATTTTGGGCGAGTGGTGTACGGTGCATATCGTGATGGAGCAGGGTTCGACTCCCGCCTCGTCCATCGGTCGTTGACCGGGCTATCGTTGATAGCAGCAAAATACGTGTACCTGGAGCACGAAAAATAACCAGGGTCAGAAACTTGTGATGTGTACGTGACGGTCCCCAGCCGTCGCACACCGACTGGCCGCCGTAAGCGGCTACCTTTTATGACACAACGCTTACAGAGCTTGACAGATAGAATAAAGCACGATAGCATCAAAAGTATGCTACGATCAAAACCATTTCAGGAGGTGTACATAGACGCGGCACTTGAGACGTTAGCAGATTACATCGTAAGATTGGAGGAACAGGTTGAACAGCAAGGACAACATACTAAGACAGCTGAGGCTACTTATAAGCCTCGCAGCGAGTTCTGACGGGAAAGACAAGCAAATGGTTATCGACGATCTCCATGTTGGATTGGTCGATATATATTCACAGCTTTTGCAAAGGATGGGAACAGATGCCAGTAGTAGTAAGTGATTCGGGTGGTGGGAGTTTTGAGCATCCACCGGCAGGTATGCACCAGGCCGTATGTGCTAAGGTATTCGACCTTGGTGAGCAGCCAGGATTTCAGGGTAAGCCACAGCACAAGGTTGCTATCGTGTGGCAATTGGCTGAGGAGCGAAAAGAAGGTAAGTTCGCCGGAGAACCGTTCACGGTGACCAAGACCTATACGGCGAGCCTCAATGAGAAGTCTAACCTTCGCAAAGACCTTGAAGGGTGGCGCGGTCGTGGGTTCACCCCGCAGGAAGAGAAAGGGTTCGACCTTGAGAACGTGGTAGGGGTTAACTGCACCCTGAACCTTGTATCATACACGACCAAGGCCGGGAATGAGTCTGTCCGTATCTCCGGGATCATGCCGGTACAGAAAGGCGTCGAGCTACTTGCACCTACCCTTCCCGCCGACTATATGCCTAAGTGGATACGTGAGGCATTGGGGCAGACTGAGGATGAGCCGCAGGAGTTTGTAGATGATGATCCATACGATGAACCAGTGCCGTTCTAAGGTATGCTTTAAGTGCGGAGAGGATAAGCCTATAGATGATTTCTATAGGCATCCTGAAATGGCTGACGGGCATCTAAACAAGTGCAAAGAGTGCACGAAGCGAGATGTTAGGTCAAACAGAGAATCGAATATAGAATACTACCGAGAGTACGATAAGATTCGATTTAATACTAACGAGAGAAGGAAGCAGCACGATAGGAGTGTGAAAAAGCATAGAAGAGAAAATCCGGAAAAATACAAAGCAAGAACAGCACTTGGCAATGCATTAAGAGACGGTAAAATATCAAAGCCGAAAGCTTGCGAGGTTTGTGGGGATGATGGTCAATTGCACGGCCATCATCACGATTACAGCGAACCTCTTGAGGTTACATGGGTATGTCAGAAATGTCATACAAGGATACACCATGAGAGTAATTGACAGCATTGACCGCTTCCTCCTCGACAGAGGCCAATGGGAAAGGAAATCGCACTACGCCTCCGACATCACTGCCTGTCGGAGGCAGCTCTATTACAAGTGGACAAGTGAGATACCAAGCAATCCACCGACCGCCGGGGCGGTGTGGAAGATGGAAATGGGTAAGAAGGCCGAGGACATTATAGAGGACTGGGCCAAATGGGCCGTAGAGAACGGGGAGATACAGAGATATGATACACAATGCCATTACCGTGTTCATCCTGATGGCCTATCTCATCCTATCGGTATGCGCCTTGATTTTGTTATCGATGGGGTTAGAGGTATTGAGCTTAAAACTTCATTCGGTCGTGGTATCGCTCATATCCAAAAGACTCAAGCGCCGAAAGAGGAACACATAGCGCAAGTCCTGCTGTACACGAAGCTCACGCCGATCAAGTCGTTCAACCTGATATACTTCGGGCGTGACAATGGCTATCGTACTGAGTTCATTATTGACGACCATCCAGACGGATTGATAGTCAACGGCAAGGTGTTTGAGTTGAACATTGACGACTACATCGAGAACCTTGTCGACGTGGAGCTTGCCCTTGACGCAGGGAAGATTCCAGACCGTGACTACCAAGTTGCTATCAAGAACGGGGAGATTCGGGACAAGTATCAGAAAGACAATGTGGTATACAAGTCAGATTGGCAGTGTATGTACTGTGACTTTAAGGACACATGCTGGTCTGAAGTGCTTAGAGATACAGGAGAATAACATGCAAATAACACCATTAACAAAGCATATACCTAGCGAGTGGGTTCCAGGGGTTGACGATCTCACAAGAACGGAAAAGAACTACTGCAATCTCATGCTCGCAGGGATGACTAAAAAGGAGATTGCTAAAGCGACTGGAGTAGGGCCAAAAACATCATCAGACCACGTAGCTAACATATGCAAGAAGCTCAACGTGTCTGATCAATACCAGCTTATGGCACTCGTCATTGAAGCGCTTATGCCAATCGACTATGACCTGTCCTAAGTGCGGGGCCTATATCCTCGATGAGCCACATTCGCGGGAGAGTCAAAACTTATTCCATGCAATTGTCCGGAGGCTTGCCCCTGAAATGGGGCAGACCTTCGAGCAGACTAAGCTACAGATCAAGTGTGAAGTAGTGACTCCGTTGTTATATGATGACTTTCTTGACATTGTGAAGGAGAAAGGCCCGCCGAAGTATCGTGGCAGTTGGCATGACATGCATGACATATACGAGCAGTATGTGGAGGATACCTATGCCTACATCAAGAGCGAGGCGGACTACACCAAAAACCAAGACGCGCAAGCTATCAGCATAGCCATACAATGGGCTGCTGAGATAGGCGTCTATGTGGAGGATCTACTTGGCGAAACGAACCGAGCGACAGAAAGCGGTAGCTGCGGCAGACAAAGCTTTTAGTGAGTACATCAGAGCCAGGGACAAGTACATCTGTAAGACCTGTGGGATAGCCGGCAGCAAGGGCGATGGGGTTATGACCTGTGGTCACCTTATCACACGGGCCAAATACGCCACAAGGTGGGATGAGCTTAACGCCGAGTGCCAGTGCAGAGGGTGCAACATGCGCCATGAGTATCAGCCGGAGATGATGACAGACTTATGGGTAGACCGAAATGGGTACATCGCATATCATGAGCTGGTGCGGAAGAGTAACAAACCGCGCAAGTTTACAACAGGGGAGGTACGAGAAATTGCCGAGTACTACAAGCAGAAAACACGAGAGCTGCCCTGAGTGCGGCGGCCGGCTGTACGTGAAATGCACGAAGGTTAGGGGCGCAAAGAAGTATCGGAGGTTTGAGTGTGGAAGGTGCGGGAAACAGGTATCGTATACATATGAATTTGACGGAATCAATCCAGAAAGCAAAAAGGCAGATATAGACGAGCTTCTGGTTAGGATGGAAAAATGGATAGCTGAAAATCAGCCTGTCACATCATCCGAAATAAAGAAGCAATTCCGCCTCGTTGATGGGTCATTCAACAACCGTATCCATGCGCTTACCTATCGATGCCCATTGTGGGAGTCAGACAGCAATCCTATACTTTATGGGATAGACCGAACACTCATCGGCGGGATAGAAGCCTACATAACTGGACACGTCAGCAGGATGAGTAGCTATGGTCATACAAGCTCATTGGATGAGCTATGAAAGAGAGTAAGCTGTTTTGGGCAGTGTGCGAGGAGCTTGAGGACTGGCGAAGGACCGGTCTCCATCCAAAACGGATATACATGAGCCGTGGGACGTATGAGGCAGTGAGGCATGACATGGGAGTAACGAGCATAGACAATATCAAGGGCCTGCCGGTATGCGTTGATGATGAACAGGTAGAGGCTCTGAGGTTTGAGATATGACGTATCAAGATTTTCTAAAGCAAAAGTCTATAGACGATAAGCCTACCGGATTGAAAGAGATCCCAGAGATCAACGATATGCTCTTCGACTTCCAGGCTGACATAGTAAGATGGGCATTGAAGCGCGGCAGGGGTTGTATATTCGCAGATTGCGGCATGGGGAAAACTCCTATGCAATTGGAATGGGCTCATCACATACCAGGCAATGTGCTGATAGTCGCTCCTCTTGCTGTGGCATCTCAAACAATCCGCGAGGCTGAGAAGTTCCACGAAGACAAGATGGAGTACTCAGAGCATGGGGAAGTTCCTACCAGGGTATCAATAACGAACTATGAACGCCTTGAGCATTTCGACCCTGATAACTACACAGGGATAGTCCTTGATGAATCTTCAATTCTGAAGAGCTACACAGGCAAGATTAGGACCGAGATCATAGAACGATTTGGATCTATCCCTTTCAGGTTGGCTTGCACTGCTACTCCTGCACCTAATGATTTTATGGAGCTTGGAAACCACGCAGAGTTCGTAGGTGCGATGACGCGCACTGAAATGCTCAGTATGTTTTTTGTCCATGATGGTGGCGAGACACAGAAATGGAGATTAAAAGGCCATGCTGAGAGCGAGTTCTGGCGGTGGGTTGCATCATGGGCGGTGATGATCCGCAAGCCGTCTGACCTTGGGTACGACGATGGTAGATTCATTCTTCCGGAACTATCTGTAGAGCAAGTTACTATTCAACATGACGAACCGCAGGATGGTTTTCTATTCCCTGTCGAGGCTCAGACGTTGCAAGAACGGCAAGCTGCGAGGAGGGACACTACCGAGGACCGCGCTAAAGCAGCGGCTGAGATGGTGAACAACAGCACAGAGCAATGGCTGGTATGGTGCGATAGGAATGACGAGAGCGCTACACTGAAGAAGCTGATACCTGATGCAGTTGAGGTAAAGGGATCTGACAGCAATGATCACAAGATCAATTCTGCTATCGGGTTTGCGAATGGATCTATTCGCGTGCTTGTTTCCAAGCCTTCTATGTTTGGGTATGGTTTGAATTTCCAACAGTGCCATAATGTTGTATTCGTCGGGCTATCAGACAGCTACGAGCAATACTACCAGGCTGTACGCAGGTGCTGGCGATTTGGTCAGGAAAATCCTGTTGATGTCAAAATCATTGTATCAGAGCTTGAGGGCGCTGTGGTTAGGAATATTGAACGAAAGGAGCGCGATGCCATGAAGATGGCCGAGGAGATGGTGCAGCACATGCATGCAATAAACGAAGAGAACATCAAGGGGATCAAGCGGACGAGCGACGATTACCGAGAAGATGTGAAGAGTGGCGAGTCGTGGACTATGTACCTTGGTGATACCGTTGAAGTGCATAAGAAACTTGACGATGATTCTGTTGACTACATGATCTTTTCTCCTCCGTTCTCGTCCCTGTATACGTATAGCGCGAGCGACCGAGACATGGGAAACAGCAAGAGCGATGGAGAGTTCTACGAACATTACAAGTTCTTGGTCAAGGAGCAATTCCGTACGCTCAGACCAGGTAGGCTCATATCGTTCCATTGCATGAATCTCCCCACGAGCAAAGCTCATAATGGCTACATTGGTATTAGAGACTTCAGAGGCGACCTTATCAGGATGTACGAAGCTGAGGGATTTATCTTCCATTCTGAGGTTGTGATATGGAAAGATCCGGTCACTGCAATGCAGCGAACGAAGGCGCTCGGGCTACTCCATAAGCAGATTGTAAAAGACTCAGCAATGAGCCGCCAAGGAATTCCTGACTACCTTGTCACAATGCGAAAGCCTGGAGAAAACACTAAGCCTATCACCGGTGAGTTTGATCACTTTGTTGGAACTGATATAAACGAAGGTAAAAAGACTGCCAACCAAGGCAAACGATACTCAATCGACGTATGGCAGCGATATGCATCTCCTGTGTGGATGGACATAAATCCATCTGATACGCTGCAGCACAGAAGTGCAAGGGATGACAAGGACGAAAGGCACATTGCCCCATTGCAGTTACAGGTTATCCATAGGGCTCTCCAGCTATGGAGTCTCGAAGGAGACTTGGTAGTGTCGCCATTCGGCGGGATTGGATCTGAAGGGTATGAGGCTGTGAAGATGGGCAGGAGGTTCATAGGTGCGGAGTTGAAAGAGAGCTATTGGAGGCAGGCTTGCAAGAATCTTATGGCTGCTCAAAGTGAGCGTGGTGAACAAACATTATTCGGGAGTTGAAAATGAAACGTGATATAATCAGTGGGTTGTTCTTTGTTTCGATTGTGCTGTCAAATATCATTACGAATAGGCTTGTATTGATTGGTGGTATGGTGTTGCCTGGAGCGTTCGTGTTGTATGCGGTTACATTCCTGTGCACTGACATTCTTACCGAGCTATATGGGAAAGAATACACTACTAAGGTTGTGTGGGGAGGATTTGGGTTTTCGGCATTTGCCATGATTGTGATAGCAGGAGTTGGCGCGTTGCGTTCCCCTGCATTCGCATCTGAGGTTAATGGCGCATATGATGTATTCTTTGCCACTAATGCGAGGATTGTTATAGGGTCAATGGTTGCATATCTCATATCCCAAAATGTTGATGTTAGACTATTCAGTCTTCTTAAATCGGTGACAAAGGGGAGGCATAAATGGCTAAGGAATAATCTGTCAACGATGACGAGCCAGGCTATAGACACGTCTGTATTTATTCTTATCGCATTCTGGGGCTCCCCCGGCATCGTGGCAATAATGTTATCCCAGTACATCGTCAAGCTTATTGTCGCAGCGCTCGACACTCCTGTATTTTATTTTCTTACGAGAAATAGGCATTGATTATTTACTACTCTGCGGTCCCTCTCAATTGGGAGGGATTGCCAGATATAAACGTGCTCCATGCTTTCTCAAATAGGGTATTCCGCATTGATAGACCATCATGGGCGAAGCGTCTATTTATCGACTCAGGAGGGTACGTCGCTTGGAAACAAGGGAGGAAGATAGACATCGAAAAGTACCACGATTTCATCAATATCAATGCAGACCAGATTGATGCATATGCAGCGCTTGATAGTATAGGAGACAATGATAGGAGCATAGAACTTTACGATTATAGCAGATCGTGCGGATTCAATCCTATCCCTGTATTTCATGAGATGGATTCAGAACGAACGCTCAATCATTACATTGACAACTCGGAATACTTGGGGTTCGCTGCAATAAACAAGGGGAGCAGGATAAAGAAGAAGCAATTCCTTGATAGATGCTTTTCGATAGCTGGTAATGATTGTATGGCCCATGGTTTCGGATTTATGGACACTGATATACTATCAACCTATCCATTCTATTCTGTTGATGGGACGTACGCATTTAGGCTGGCAAGATTTGGGATGGTCATAACGCCGTGGAAGACAATCAAGTTCAACAGTGAATCTGCATTGAATTGGGATCATCACCCGTTCAGTAGTATGGTAAGGGCATACATTAGGGGGATTGGTATTGATTGGAATCTTCTATGGTCATACGATAGGGATGGTCTGAAAGAGCGATTCAATGCATGCATCCCATTCTTTGAATCGATAGGCAAGAGTAACGATATGCAGGGAGAACTGCCGTTTTGAAATGGTTCAAACACATGAGTAATATGACCTACGACGTTAAGATGCGCCGAGTCATAAGCAAGTACGGGCTCAGGGGATATGGCCTGTACAACTTCATCCTTGAGTCTATCACGGCGCATATTGAGGACGACCGACCGCTCCCGATACTTGAGGAGGCGAGCACAGATATAGCTGAATTGTTCAACGAAGACACGGCTAAGATCGAGGAGATGCTCTGGTATTTCATCGCTCAAGGGCTCATTGAACAGGAGGAAATCGAGGGAAAAATCATGTGCACGAAGGTATACCGGTACTTACAGCAGTCGGAGACGCGATCAAAGAAGATACGAGCACTCATCCAAAACTACAAAAATGTCAACATAAAATCTCCAGAATTGCTGTCTCAGACTGTCACAGACAATTGTGAAGAAAAGACTAGACTAGACAAGACAATAAGAGAAAAGAAGGGACCGGAGAAAATAAGCCACCCTACTCTATCACTGCCTCTTGGGAAATCTCGATGGGAGCGTATCGTATCGGAGTATGGGTTGAAAGTGTGCGATGCTTACCTTGATAAAATTGTCTGCTGGGAGGATGCGAAGAAGGGCGGGAAACGGCAGTACCGCGATTATGCCGCTGCTTGCGAAGACTGGCTGAAACGTGATAAGGTATCGAAGGTGATGCAGGAGGATGAGGGCATGATAGATGTATCGAGGTTAGGGAAATGACACACATCGTAATGTTTTCAAGCGGGATAGGCTCATGGGCTGCTGCAAAGCGCGTTGCTGATATGCATGGCGCTGATAATACTAAGCTGCTGTTCATGGATACGAAGATGGAGGACGAGGACAATTACCGTTTTCTTCATGAGGCAGCTGATAATGTCGGTTCTGAGCTTATCATCATTGCAGACGGGCGTGATGTGTTCGAGGTATTCAAGGATGTTAAGTTCATGGGCAATTCTCGTATTGACCCATGTTCACGAATCCTAAAGCGTGAGCTTGCTGATAAGTGGATAGCTGATAACTTCACCCCTGAGACTGTTCGCGTGTATGTTGGCATCGACTGGACCGAAGAGCATCGCTTTGTCAGGATGGCAGCCCGGAAGCTACCTTGGATATACTTAGCTCCCTTGTGTGATGAGCCATATATCGAAAAACCAGGCATGATTGAGGCTGCAAAGGCCGAGGGCCTCGAACCGCCACGGATGTACAAGTATGGGTTTCAGCATGCAAACTGCGGAGGGTTTTGCATCAAATCAGGGCAGGCACAGTTTAAGAAGCTGTACGAGACATGGCCTGATAGGTATCTTGAGATGGAGCGTAAGGAGCAGGAAGTGTATGACCATATTGGTTCTAACCATCCCTTCTTAAAGAAAACCGAGAACGGGGTGAATGAATATTTAACTCTCAGAGAGTTCCGCGAGCGTTATCTTGATGGTCCGATGCAATGTGACCTATTTGATTGGGGCGGCTGCGGTTGTTTTTCGGATTCACCAGATGAGTGAATCCCAACGTAACCTTCTCGGACAGATCCTTCTTGACTCCAAATTGTGGTATGAACTGTCTGTTGACGAACGGCACTTCACAACTCCTGAAAACAGGCGCACGTATGAGGCTATCCGGAAATGCATTGCCGACGGTGTAGAGCCTGACTTGCTTACTGTTCACGACTACGGTGGAGATGCGGCCTACATTTCTGCCCTGACTTCGGCTGTTGGAAGTACCGCGAACTGGAAATATTACCAGGGCAAGGTTATTGACGAATATCGCCGGAAACGCGTCGAGACGTTATCCAATGAGCTACGAGACGCCGAAACGGTAGAAAATGCCATAGCGGCCGCCTACGAAGGTCTGACGGACATTCTAAGCACTGGCCATGGTGATAAAATACACAACCGAGCGGACCTTGTTCATAATGCGGTCCATCAGATTGAGGAACGGTATCACGCTCGCGGTGCCTTGCCGGGAATTGAGACGGGCTATAACAAGCTTGACTCGTTCATCCTCGGATGGCAAAAGAGGCGGCTGTACTATGTCGGAGCCCGTCCGTCAGAGGGCAAGTCAGCCTTGCTGTTGAACATCGCTGACCACCTTGCTATCCGTGGTGGTGCTACTGTTGGTTTCATCTCAATCGAGTCGAGCAAAGAGGAGTTGATGCTACGGACCTTCGCATCTCAGGGGTCGATACCGTCAGAGCAAATAGCTACAGGGATGGTGACTAAGGAGACGTTTGATAAGCTGACGTCTGTAGCAGGTGATGTGTATTCATCCAAGTTCTTTATTTACGACGTTCCAAACCAGGAGCTCAGTAAGGTCCAGGCTATCGCCCGGCAGATGGTGGAATTTCACGGGTGCGATATACTTTTCGTTGACTACCTACAGAAAATTAGGGTACAATCGAAAGAAGAACGGCGGGATAGAGTGGCACAAGCAAGTACGGCATTGAAGGACTTGAGTCGGCAGCTTGACATACCTGTTGTAGCCGCGGCACAATTGAGACGTGATGTTGATGGACGGCAACCGCACCTTGGAGACTTCTCAGACTCTTCTGATATCGAGAAGGACGCTGACGTTGCTATCCTGCTACACCGTGACGATGAGGAGGAAGATATGGTATGGGCTATCGTGGCAAAGAACAGGGACGGACAAAAGGGCCGTGTCAAGCTGCGATTCAACAAGGCGTTTGTAAGGTTTGATGAGGTTGATAATGAGCACGTGTGAAAATTGTCTTTTTTGGGAAGGTGATAAGTATACCGAGCATGGTATTTGCCATCGGTATCCGAGGCTCATACCGTATAAAGATCTTAGCTATTATCCTATAGCTGATAAAGATGATTGGTGCGGGGAGTTTACCTCAAGTGGAGAACGTGAAGATGAGGCATAGATTTGAGCATGTCTACGAGGGCTGGTTTAATGTCCCGGCGATGCGGGTACATATTCACTGAGCATATCGGCCTTGTGGAGGATGAGGAATGAGGGAGTATCATAAGATCCATTCCGTATGGAAGCGAGATTCAAAAGGAAGATTCACAGATGAGTTCTCTACAAAAGAGATAGGGTTTTTACATTCCTGTCAATGGGTAGGCACTGAGAAGGTTGACGGAATGAATATCCGTATCGGGAAAGAGTATGGTAAAATATCGATAGCAGGGAAGACCGATCGCGCTCAGATACTGCCGGAACTTTACGAAGTACTACTTGTTATAGGGAAATTAGCAGATAAGCATATAGATGCTAAAGATTTCATCTTGTTTGGTGAGGGGTACGGGAACAAGATCCAGAAGGCCGGCAAGAATTACATATCTGACAATGTTGATTTCATACTTTTCGATGTTTTCATAGGTGGGTATTGGCTCAAACGTGAGGACGTTGACCAAATAGCTAAAGACATACATGTTAAGTCTGTTCCTGTGGTATGGAGTGGAAACATAACTCAGGCAGCACATTTTGTTTCCGACGGGTTCGATAGTACATTAGCCGACGCAAAGGCTGAGGGTCTCGTTCTCGAGCCTAAGACTCAGTTGTACACAAGGACGGGTCATAGGATTATCACGAAGCTCAAGACAAAGGATTTCAATAATGATCTACGCTAATGCGAAATGGCTGATAACAGGCGGCACAGGGAGCTTTGCCTCTCATGCTATCCCGTACATACTCGAAAAGTACGATCCAAGTGAGATTGTTGTCTACTCCCGTGATGAGTACAAGCAGTATGAAATGCGCAAGACCGAAGACGAAAGGGTCACATTTGAGATCGGCGACGTGAGGGACAAGGCGCGACTTGACCGGGCTATGAAAGGGGTACGGTACGTTATCCACTCAGCTGCGCTGAAGCACGTACATACAGCCGAGAGAGATCCGAGAGAGGCTATCAAGACAAACGTAGCAGGGACGGCTAATGTGGTCGACGCTGCTAACCGTGTCGGCGCGAGGATGGTACTGCTATCAACAGACAAGGCGTGTGAGCCTATCAATGCATACGGGGCTACAAAGATGCTTGCAGAGCGGATCACACTTGACGGTAACCAGTCTGTGGTACGGTATGGCAATGTCATAGGTTCTCGTGGGTCTGTGTTTGACGTGTTCCGCAAGATGGCTGATTATGGGGTGTTCAAATTGACCGACCGGCGGTGTACTCGGTTCGGCGTAACGTTTGAGTACGCTATTGAGTTGGCTATTCACGCTTTGACCGGTGAATATCCCACGGCTGAGATGCTTGTGAGTAAGGCTAATGCATTCTACGTCGAGGACTTGGCCTATGCATTCGCTGAGGATGCGGTAATAACTGAGCGAGGCCTATCACCAGGGGAGAAGATTCACGAAACACTTATGACAGCGTATGAAGCATATCGAGCAGTGGATATTGGATGGTACTACAGTTTACCGCCTGATGCCGGAGGAAGCCCGAGGGGATTGAAACCGTACACGTCAGAGCATGCGCCGAAGCTTTATTCGTCTGAGCTTAGAGAACTTATCGAGGCCCCGTGATGCACATCTACGACGTTGTTGATGAGTTCGAGTGTTGCGTTGCTGAGTATGCTGGGGCTCCGTATGGCGTGGCTGTTGACTCCTGTACCAACGCTATCAAGCTATGCCTTGCATACGATAAGATGTTCCATAGGTGGGACCTTATCGAGATGCCTAAGTATACATACGTAGGCGTACCATATGCAGTCCTCGCGCTCGGTGGTAAATGCTCATTTGTGGACGAGGAATGGATTGGTGAATACGGTTTCAGAGCAAGGGCAAATGGTATCTACTCTGATACGAATATCATAGACTCGGCGAGACGCTTCAGAAAGGGTATGTACATGGGCCGAGACGAGCTACGGTGCTTGTCATTCCACGAGACGAAGCACCTACCTATAGGCCGTGGAGGGATGATCCTAACTGAAAATGAGGATGCATACCACTACCTACGGAAGATGCGCTTTGACGGGCGGACTCCGAAGACAGCGGCAGATAAAGACAAGTTTATCACTCCAGGCTTCCACTGCCACATGAAACCTGACGATGCCGCACGGGGTTTAATGCTCATGGCCGGGATGCCGGACGATAACGAAGACTTGCCGAACTCACCCTATCCTGACCTGTCGCAGTTCCCGATATTCCAGGATGGGTACTCATGGATGTAGAGATATACGCCTACGGGACGACCATCGACTATACACAGATCCCTGAAAATGCTACAGTGTACGTCAAGGCAGAGCGAGCACCTGACAGGGACGGCGATAGCGTGATGAAGTATGAGGAGGTTGGGAATGAGGATATACGTTGATGATTTTGAGATCGTAAAAGATCACCTTCACGACAGGTACACCATGAAAATTGCATTCCATTCAGAGCCTAACTGCAATGTGAAGTATGCCGCGCTCGCCTTTCCTCCAGGTATAGAACTTGAGTGGAAGGTGTGGGATGTAGAAGCATGGATAGATACTATGGTAAATAGGCTACAACTGCTAAAAGATGAAGTGGAAAGGCAGCTTGGAGAAGAATATGCTAATACTTGACTTTGGCTCCGGCAACACATGCCACAATGACGAATCCACGATACGGGATATGTTCTACGAGCTGGACAAGTCTATTCCTCCGGTCTTCCAATTTTATCAACCTGTGGTTAAGTTTCAGTTATTCAGAAACGAGCCACCGAATGAGCCGCTAACGTTCGCGGCGTTTGACTTTGCCTATCACTATGGTCGTGACATGGGCTTTAAGGTTACGGCGAGTGTCTTTGATATGGATTCTTTAATGCACTTAATAAACTACGATGTACCATTCATCAAGATTGCGAACCGTCCCGACTTGGGGGAGCTTGCAGACGTTGTACGGGCCTATGACGTTGAGGTTGTTCAGTCTGTCCCGTCTGCGGCTGAGTTCGTGCTGTGTCGGGAAGCTACTCCATTGTGTTGCGTGAGTGAATACCCTGCAAAGTCCGAGACGTACGTTGAGCGGTTTGAACCGGGCCAGATCAGGTCAGGTGTGTCGGACCATACCGTAGGATGGGACTTTTACAGGATGTATAAGCCGAAGGTCATTGAAAAACACTATGTACTTGAGCACTCGGAGGATAACCCGGACGCGGGGCCGTTCGCGGTGACTCCTACTGATGTAGCACAACTCTATAACGAGGCGAGGCCATGAGACTAAAAGCACTGACACTTAACGATCTATACCGTATCGCCGAGTGGCGGAACCAAGACATAGCGCCGTTCCGCACTCCTGACTACCTGACCGAGAGCAATCAGCAATCGTACTACGAAAAGGTATCCCAGTCCCATACCATGTACATGTGGTCTATCATGGCTGAAATATACATAGGCCCGGAGACTCGACTAATAGACCATTATGGCATCCACGACCCGGAGAAGCTCGTAGGGTACGGAGGCTTAGAGAACATCGATTGGGTAAACAGGACCGCTGAGGTTAGCCTTTTCATCGCACCTGATGAGCGAAGCAGGGGGTATGGCAGCGGGGCGTTCGCACTGATACTTGAAAAGGCGTTCGACACCTTTGGACTCCACACAGTATGGGGAGAGGTGTACTACACTACAAGCGCTCCGAGTTTTTGGCTAAAAGAGATGAGTAAATATGGTGGGAACACGTATCATATGAACCACCGGAAATACTACAACGGGATATGGTATAATGCCCGTGGTTTCGATATTACAGCCGACGTGTGGAGGTACAATAGATGACATTCATAGCAGGCATACAAGCGAGGCTCGGTAGTGAGCGGCTCCCGAACAAGGTACTCTTCCCTATCGGCGGAAAGGCTATCGTACAGCACGTAGTCGACGCAACAGACGAGATGGACGTTGACGATACCGTCATCCTGACTGATGAAAATTCGTATGAGATAGCGAAGTACACCGGATTTGCTGCCATGTATCAGGGCCTTGTGTCGGAAAGGTTCGTGGCTGAGGCTAAGACATGGGATGACCCTGACCTATACTTCGTCCGGCTATGCGGTGATCAACCGTTCGTAGATCCTTACCGAGCTAATATGCTCATCAAGAAGGCGAAGGAAACCAAAGCAGACTATGTAGGGTACTTGGTAGACGGCAGACCCTCAGCACTGACGGCATACGGGATCTACGCCGAGGTATTCCGTGCCGATGCGTTGAAACGTGCCGAGCCAAGCGACCATGTGACGAATACGATCTACATGCGCCCGGACCTGTTCCAATGTGAGTGGATAGTTGACGATGAAATACAATATTCATTTTCGCTTACCGTTGATACAATCCTCGACTACTACCGCATTAAGCATTGGTATGAGTATTGGGGAGGATTTCCAGCAATGCCAGGCGGTGACCCTTTCAAGAACGACCGGAGGTATGATTGGTTATGAGCTGGATAGATGATGTTCTTGGTAAGTTCGGACAGCCCGAGCAAACAGACCTCGCCGACCGGCTCGACCATACCCGTGACTTTGTATTCTATGTGCTCGATGAAGTATACAAGCAAGTCGAAGACCCCGAGCTTGCCTTCGCGTATGGTCTTGACACGCTACTCCTGACCTATGGGAAGTACTACGAGAACACATATACTCACTTCGCGCTTGAGTGGTTAGATGATAAGCTGCCGGACGATGAGGAAATGGAGGAAGTATGACAGGTGAACGTCTCGCCGCACTGATGATTGACAAACGCCTAAATGCTGCGCTTGCGAAGGTGGCGAGGCGGTATTCTAAGGATATACAGGACCAGGAAGAGTATATCCAAGATGCGTGGATACGGATAGCGGAACAGCAGGACGATATGAGCCTTGAGTACTACGAGAACCAGGGACGGTTATCAATAAAGGCAGCTTACTATCGTAAGCGGTATGGTAATGTACAGAAAAAAACAAGCGATAATCTGTACGGTATAAGTGACAGAACCATACCACGAGACGCTATCCCATTGGGGCGCGGTCGGTATTTGTGTCCGAAGCCCGAGAAGCTATCATCATGGTACTACGATAAGGAATGGGAAGAGTACGGGCTTGATAAGAATTACCAAGTGGTGAGCTATTATGAGATAATAGTCAGTACGTAGGGCCTACGGTGGGATCGACCTATCGAAAGACCTGAACGGGAACGGTAGGGACTCGGGTTCAACTCCCGATAGGTCCAAGAGGATAACAATGAAGACAGGACGGCCACCGGCATACGATACGCCGGAAGACATGCAACAGGCTATTGACTCATACTTTGATCAATGTGTTGCAGAGGACCGTCCGCCTACAGTGACAGGGCTTGCATTAGCGCTCGGGTTCGAGGGTAGGCAAGGGTTACTATATTACGAAACTGATAAACCCGAGTTTCTGGTCACGGTAAAAAGGGCAAAGGGCCGGATTGAGCAGTATATTGAAGAGCAATTGTACCGTGGTTCTTCTGTGACCGGGCTAATCTTCAACCTAAAGAACAACTTCGGGTGGAAGGACTCTCAGGAATTCACCCATCTTACAGAAGATGAAGACGGCAATAGGAAACAGTTGGGGTTAGTTTGGCCGGGACATGGGTAATACCTGGGGCTTTCGGTGTATTCAGGAAGCCTGCTCGTTACAAGGTAGCGTATGGCGGTCGAGGGTCTGGGAAGTCTCGATCATTTGCTATGATGGCTGTCGAACTATGCGAGTATAACAGTCACGGGATATTGGTGCTTTGTGCGCGGGAGATACAAAACTCTATCGCTGATTCTGTTCATAGTCTTATCGCAGGTATTGTGACTGACCGGAGAGGATGGGAGATTAAGCGGGATCAGATAACATATCTGAATGGCTCGCGGTTCATGTTCAAGGGCTTGTACCGGAACGTTCATAGTATCAAGTCTACAGAGGGCATAGACATTGCATGGGTTGAGGAAGCGCAAGCGGTAAGCCAAGAGTCACTTGACTTGCTTATCCCGACTGTTCGTAAGCCTGGCTCTGAGATATGGTTTACATTCAACCCGAACACTGAGGAAGATCCTGTTTATAGCATGTTCATCGAGTCTGAGCGCGATGATGCTATAGTTGCGAAGATCAACCATCTTGATAATCCGTTCTTTCCTGAAGTACTCAGGAAGGAGATGGAATACGATAAGCGCACGGACTACGAGAAGTACCTACACATATGGGAAGGGCAATGCCGGACCATATCAGACGCTCAGGTATTCAAGGGTAAGTTCCGGTCTGCTGTGTTTGACACTCCAGATGATGCGATATTCTATCTCGGCGCTGACTGGGGCTTTTCACAGGACCCGTCGACGTTGGTTCGGGGATACATCCATGACGGTAAGCTGTGGATTGACCACGAGGCATATGGCGTAGGCGTTGACATAGACGATACTCCTGCATTGTTCGATTCAGTTCCCGATGCCCGCAAATGGTGGATCACGGCAGACTCGGCACGACCAGAGACCATATCGTATATGCGTAAGGCCGGTTATAAGATGCGATCGGCAAAGAAAGGCAAGGGCTCTGTTGAGGATGGTATAACCTTTCTCAGGGGCTTTGAAGAGATCATAGTCCACGAGCGGTGCCGACACGTATTGGATGAGATGAAGCACTACAGTTACAAGACCGATAAGCTGACCGGTGATGTACTGCCGGTTTTGGAAGATAAGCACAATCATTGCATCGACGCTCTGAGATATGCATTAGAGCCGGTGATGCTTAAGAACAGAACACCAAGGATAACGGCGGCAATACCGAGATGATACAGACTACCGAACAGATAACAGAAATCATCCGACAGGATGCCATGGAGCCGATGTACAAGCTCATCAAGGATCTTATCATCGAGCATAGGACCGGACGGGCTCGGGTTCAGCGTCAGTTGTACGATAGGTATCTACAGACCTCGGTGCCTATCCTCGAAAGGAAACCCGCGAAGTATGAGAAGGTCGACAGGCGAATACCGAATGATTTCCTTGGCGATATAGTCGACACGAAAGTAGGTTATATGGGCAATGAGGTTATCGTTGACGTTGACCGGTCCTATTATGGCGATGC